GTGATATTGTTTTCACAGCACCGCACGTACCTCAGCAATGTAAGAGTGCTCAAGTCTAGCACCGTGAGATTGTTTCCATAACAGTATAGGGATACCAACGACACGAGCGCCGGGACATCCAGCACGTCTAGGCTGTTGTCTCCAAGGTATAGAGTCGTCAACGCCGTGAGCGCACTGGGATCTATGGCCGTGATGCCGTTGTCGTAGGCGCTTAGACGAACCAGTGACGCAAACAGAGGATCAAGCGTGGTCCCTGCGGCGCCCGCTAAGTTATTGCCTGGTAGGTCGATCGCTGTAATGTGCCCGCCCGCAACCGTGACGCCGTACCAGTTGTTCACGGTCTTGTCAAGGCCCCATCCGGTATTATTGGTCCAGCTAGGGCCGCCAGTTGCACTATAGAATGCAATTAAGGCATCGGCTTCTGCCTGTGGGATGTCGCTTGGTGTGAAGTCACCGAGGCTGGCGCTTGCAGAAACACTCGCGCTCTCACTGGCCGACCCGCTGGCGCTGGGGCTAAGGCTTGCTGATGGGTGCGCATCAGACATTAGTGTCGCGATAAGACGCGCTCTCATCCATGGCCTTATTTTCATATTGACCCCTTACAGTAAGTCGAAATAAATGTTAGATGCGCCAGTTTGTAATGTACCAGCAACTACTTTGTAATATCTGGCTCCAATAACGTCAGTCGGCATGCGATACGCCCTGCTTGCCGCAACCGTCATCGTTACTTGTACATTGTCGTGATCGTAGAGAACGTAGTATGTTGAGTCGTCGTGGGATGCTTGGAATGATATCCCAGTGCCGTCAAACGCAGCCGGTATGTACATCACCCACGGCGTAAGAGTTTTGCAGTCAAGGGCCCCGCTTTCTGTCTCGCCATCTGCGATGGTAACATACTGTAAGTCTCTTGTGCCGTTTACATTTCTAGCCATCTTATCTTTCCCCTCTAGCCCGCCCTGGTATTAACAGAAAGCGCGCTGATGAAATTTGTTTTCCTATCTTTATAGCGACTATATCAATTGTACTTGAGCGTTTAACTTGTTCAAACCTTACAAGCAAAAAACCCCGTCAGTGTGTGACAGGGTTTCTGTTTACTTGCATGTCGCTTACACGACTTCTTGTTCCTTGATCTTTTCTTCTTCTTCATTTGTTCTTAGAAGTTCTATGATCTTGGCTGCCATGTACGCGCCACCTTCTGCGCGTAGCGCGGCCTCGTGATGGTTTTTTGCCATCTGTTCGGCTTCATCTTTCACACTGGTAAGTATCTCAAAAATATCCACTGTGTCTCCTTGGTTAAATGTTGTTATTGATATTAGCTAGGGCTGGCGCTGGCACTGCCGCTGGCACTACCGCTGGCCGACGGCGACTGGCTGGCACTACCGCTGGCACTACCGCTTACGCTCTCGCTGGCGCTAGCACTTGCGCTAGCACTTACGCTCTCACTGGCCGACGGCGACTGGCTTGGTGAAGATGTTAAGATCGCTGTTGCTAGCGGAATGTAGTATGTTGTTCCGCCCACGAGAATCTTCAACGATGCCGTCAAGTTTTCTCGTGTAGTCCAGGCAGACAGCCCGGACTCAAACGTGCTTCCAACACCAGTTGTTAGGCCCTGAATATCGAAGAAGTATGCTTCGTCGTCAACGTCTGACATACCGGCTGCGTTGCCGCCATTGTTCGCGCGGAAGTACGATAGAATCGTTGAGGCACCAGGATCTGATGCCGCGCCGTCGCTCCAGATCTCTCCCTGAACAGCAGACATCGTTACGTTACTTGTCAGTGCTACGTTTGGTAGATGCAGCGTGCCGCGCATGGCGACGCCTTGTCCGGTTACAGTTCCTGTATCGCCGAAGTCAAGGCTAATGTGTGCACCGTGTGCGTTTGCTGCAGCCACATTGCTTACAGTTGTATATGCTCTTAGTGCTTCTCCGCCGCCGCCCGCGCCCGTCAAATACTGACGTAGGTACAGACCCCGGCTATCGCCGCTGGTTGCACCGCTGTCAAAGTAATATGAAAGGAACTTCATGCCAGCCGTATCTTCTGCGATAGGTACTGACTCTGTTCCAATCTTCGTAACGCCACCATCGGTGTTGTCACTATTTACTTGAACTCCGGTGAAGTCTAGGCGAGTTAGTATGGTACCCTTGTACCATACGCGTCCTCTTGTTAGAAATCCCATCTCTATCCTCCGTGCTCGTTAGAGCCGTGAACCTCCAACTGATAGTGATCTGCGAAGATGGCGCCACATGTGGCGCACTTTGGCAAAGATCCGGGTTCTCCGGTGAAGGGCATTGTGTATCTACCCAGCTTGGGGTGTCCATCGATCTTGAGTCCCCAGATCTTATCGTCGTTTCGCATACCTTTCAATTGAAAAACTTCACCAATATCACGAGATTTGCCAGCGTACGCAAAACGCTTGCGTGCAATTACCCATTTACCAGTATAGTTTCCCATTCAATTTGCTCCAGTAATCTTGTTAATCTACGGCATCACTCATGAATAATCCAGCATTTTTTACAACCAGTTTCTGGTCGTAGTAGGTCCGGACTTCTACCCAGTCTCCACCACGGACGTCGTCGCGATACTTGCGTACCCACTGCATTCCGTTGCCGATACCTGTTGACCAGGTAAAGTTGTATCCAGCGCTTGGTGTGAAGATGCTTGGTGAAGCGGGTACGTACATCAACAGCGCGTCGTCGTCCCAGTTGGCTGTGTATGTTACTGATGCCTCCGCAACGCCCTCTGCTGATGCTGTGCTAATGCTCTCTCCAACCATAACGTCGGTTAGGTCAAACATAGTTGCCAGCAAATCAACGGATGCGATTCCGCGTTCGGTGTACTTGATTCTGTCTAGTACATCGGGGTGATCCAACAGCCTGTCGCGTGTTAGGTCGCCCAGGATCAACTTGTTGGGGTTGCGTCCGATCAAGCGACGAACTGTCCGCTTGTAGGTGCGCATATCCTCAATAGGTGTTGACGAACCATAGTCTGACCACTTTGTAAAGCCTGTGCCGCCGACTAGGTCGGTGCCCCATACGCCAGTTGTCCAGAAGTCAGTCGTGAATGCGATCTCGCGGCTTAGCATAATAGCGTTGGTCACTAGCAGGGTTGCTTCGCGATCGCTGTTGAACGGAGCGTCCTCATTCTGGCGTCTGTCGTCAGAGATGAAATGGCGCAATGCAAACTTGTTGCATCTGTATGTGTCAGATGTGTCTACTGCGTAACCAACTGCTGCCGGAATGTCGGCCTCGCCGATAGGCACGGTCGCTTCATTACGGAAGAAGTGGCTCTGGTCTACTGCAGGTATGATGTCCGTCTGCTTGTCGACCGGCACAACTGGAAAAATCTGATCTGCTATGTACTCGAGGTTCGTGTAACCAACCAAGATATTTGTAAGCATCTTGTTAACATGAACATCAGCTGCTGCTGGCATATAAATAGGCATGTTTTATCTCCTTTACGCTGCTACGCCGGCAGGAATTAGAATCATCTCGCCAACTTCGTTTACATCGCCGCCCTTAGTGATCTTGCCGGCAAGATATCCGCCAGTTGCAAGCGCTACCGCGCGGCCCGTGTTGTCAGTACTAACCTCGTCGGCGGCGGCCACTGTTTCACCCAATGTAATCTTTGTGTGCCCAAGAAAACGCACTGAAATGCCAGCGCCTGTAGTTCCGCCGTGCTGCGCAACGCCACATATTGGATCTGTGATTGCGCTACAAACGTCAACAGTATCTGCTACTGCTGTCAGAGTCACGAAGTAGTACTGAGCGTCAGACATGTCATCGTGCGCCTTGAAGGGTGCATCTAGTCCAACATATTGCTTTGCCATCTGTTATACCTCTTCTATCGTGTCGATAGTTGAAACATTCTTTGTGTTGTTACGGTCATACTCTGTGTAGAGCTCGGGGTTCTCGCCGAATACGGCTGTGTACGCCTCGCCCTTTGTCATTCCCGTAGCAACCTTTTCCTTAACCAGCCGCTCGATCTTCCCGTCATCGGACTCTCCGCGACCTTCGTTGCCATTCTCGGCGAATAGTGCCGCCATGGCCTCCCTGTTCCCAAGTGTCTTTAGAATTGTCACAACGCGATTGAAATTAACCTTGTCCTCGCTGTCGTCTTTGTCCTCAAGCCAAATCAGAACCTCTGCAAACTCACTCGGATCTTCTGGTAGCCCGGCAATTTCACTTGCCAATTCTGAGAACTGTACCAGCTTAAGCTCGCGCTCTGCCAGAGCCTGCTCTGATGCGCGCTTTGCTATTTCGTCCGTGTACTCTGCAATTTCCTTGTCCTTCTCTCCGATCGACTCATTAAGCAATACGATCTCGGCATCTTTAGCCTGCAGGTCCTCAGCAAACTTCTGCGCGGCCTCATCGGCCCCATCGCCTTCGTCGTCGCCATCGCCCGCGCTATTGTCGATCCCCTGGTCTCGCTTTCCGCTCAAGAGGCTAAGGATCCACTCGCCAAACTTTGACGTTGCGGCTTTCTCAGCAATATCTCTCACTTCATCTTCACTCAGGGCGGTCTTCTCATCCTTATCCATCCTTGCCTCCGGATTTTCTTTTGGTTCTACCCAATTACCATCTTCAAACACCAATGTTGCTCCGCCAAGGCGTGGTCGTGGCGTAATAGCCATACCCAATGCCACATTGTTCAATACATCTCCTCCGACGGACTTATAATCAAAGAAGACTACTTCTGGAGATGCATATAAATAACCCTTATCTCGCAGGGCCTTAACAGCGCCGTCGCGCCAATCTGGTAACCACTCCACGCCGTGTTCTGCAACGCGCATGTCTCCAATAAAGCCGTAAATTCCAGCGCTATCGTCGTGACGCTCGTTAACAGGCAGCTTGTAGTCGGGAGTTGGTGTCTTGAAGTGCGAAACCATCTCCTCGCCATCCGCGCGGGTGAAGTCTTTGACTAAACCCGTGTGGTGCACTTCTCTAAACGGGAAGTACAGGCGCCAGCCGTCATCCAATGTATTTTCGCTAAACGGAATCAGGAATTGAAATTCATCATTCATATCTCATTACCTTTGATACGATTCTAACAATAGAATAATCCACGTGCAACCTTAAGGCAGCTTCGTGTAATTTTCCAACACAATTTGTCGCTGAAGTTTTGCTATCTTTACTGGACGCTTGCCGTGAACTGTCAAAACGAACGTTCCATACCCGGTGGCCGCCTCTAAGTAACGGATGAGCGATAGGTATCTAACGATAACGTCAGCTGAGATTTCTATGTTGTCCATATATCCTCCATAGTACGCAATTGAAGCAGCCCATTGATTCTGACGGCTTCCCCACTACCAAATCTATTATATGGTCTGTCTACAATAAAAGTTGTGCACGACCTCGACATCTCGCGAGCGCAGTCTGCGTTTGATTCAATAAAGACATCAAGATCTAGACGTACAATTTCAGCGATTTTGTTTGGCGTGCAAACAACTGGTATGTCACCAACTCCGTAACTACGCAGCCACCCACATGTGGTGTTTAGAAATTCTGGCGGCCGCTCTGTAATAATGATAACGTCAAAGGCGTTTATAAGATAATAGAGTCCCTCTATGGCGCCCTCAACAGGCAGAATGTTTTCATATACACGCTTGTTGTTCTGCCACCACAAGATGTCATCATCTGAAACAGTCGGGTACATCTCTACGAGACTATATGCCTCTGGCTGTCTCGGCTCACCGAAGTATCGGTTTGCAGAGGCAAGCATGTTACATACTGTTCCATTTATTTCTATGCCAACACGAGCATCAACCATTTAAGTGCTACACCCAACGATGTAAGGAATAATAATCCAACAATTTGCAGATTGTTTTCGTGCCTAGAAGTTTCTTCCGTGGTACTTGTATACAATGTAGCATCTGTCGTTTCCTTGACACATCCGTTGTCCGATGGGCTTAATGTTTGTGGGCTCTGTCCATCCAAGTTCATCTAGGCTCCTACACTCCTGGCATACGCGCTCGTCGTTTACACTAACGTTCTTTGCTAAAATGCCATCGCCTGTCAATCTGCCATTTTCCCAGTCCATCTCTACGCGATTGGATATATACAGCTTATCGATCATTTTCTTCGCGCGCCACGATGCCGCGTGGTTCCCAAAGATTTTGTAGCTTGAGTTAGCATACATCTTTAAGCGATATATAAATGATCCAAGTACTCCACTAATTGCGGTAGAGATAATATCAAGTGATTGTCCAGATAGTTCATGGAGTGCATTTGTGATTGCCATAGATATATCACGTCGCAGGTTCTTATCCAAGAACCGTGCCTGATATAGCAACTCGTCTGCGATCACCTTGTATCCTTCTAGAGGAGGCCTGTCTCCAACAAACGAAACCCATGCGGCGATCATGCTCTCCGCAACGGATCCCTTTACCTCATCTAGGAATCTGTCCATATATACGTCGATGAGATCTGCCCATTCGTCTTCGTCTCGACCGGCAATATCTTCTGGTAACGCCCCCATCTCTCTTTCGTAGATGCGCATGAGTTCTTGTGCCGCTGCGGATGTGAAGGCATTAGCAGATGATGAAGACGCCAGATTGGCAAACTCAGACAGCTTAGCCTTGTCTACAGGTTTCTTTTCTTCCTTAGCGGGAGTCTCCTTCTTAGCCTGGCTGGCTGGCATCTTTGCGTCACCGGCCTCCTTGCCCTCTGGTGGTGTATCTGGCCCACCCTCTTGTGCAGGTAGGTTTGGCTTTAGTAGTAGTCCAGGAGCGTCAATTTGATCCATACCAACGATTCTTCTTACCTGGTTCTCGGTGTCGAGATTGTAAGTGAGCGCGCCCGCATTAAACAACGAGCCTATCATTGTAGCGAAGTCTCCAATATCGATCTTGGAGATCTTATCGAAGTAAACCTCTGGTAGTTCTTCTGTTTCAGCGAACGCGTTGAGTTCAAATAGTCTTGGGACTGCGTGTCTATTGATGACCGCCGCGATCTTGTCCAAGAATGTATTCAGTGAGATAATATACAAAGATGACTTATCCTTAATCATTGCATATGATCCACCCTCTCCGCCAATCATAATGAAGTCCATCATCATTGTTCTGGCTTCATCCTGCTGGTGTCTTGAAATCACCGATGCAATATCAACAGCTGGCCCATTGGTCGGCATGTTGTATTCAAAGTCCCATTCAAATGGAAGTACCAAGCCCATGTCGTCGCCGAGCTTAATATTTCTGGCGATACGCTTTGCGGCCTTGGAGTCATCGCTGTCTGGGCTTGTGTCTGCGCTTTCTGGGAGCTTAACTGTCGGAGTACCCGATAGTCGCTCGCATACAACCGCCTCAAGAATAGAGAGGTTCTTTACATAGAACCAGCTAGTATACGCGCCCTCAAAGCAGCTGACGCCCTCAACATTACCCTTGCCGGCCCCTGTGGTTGTGAAGTGCAACATCTTCTCAATAGGAATAAAAACGCTAGTGCCTTGCCAGTTCTGCCACATTCCCGCGAGGCCGCCGGCATCATCGAATTCCCAGTGGTCTAGGGTTACGGGATGTCTAGGAGCCCATTTGCGCCACTCTACGCCGCCTTCGTCTCCCTTCTTGTAGACAATCTCTACATCCATCCATCCGTATACCAAGAAGTACACGATATCACCCAATACATCCCCGAATGACTTTGACATATTGTTTAGATTGCGCTCGAGGAAGTCTGCTTTATCCTGGTCTGCAGATGTGTCTCCGCCGGGCTTGACGTGAATACTTGAGCCCTGAAGAAACATCTTCGTGGTCCCCAACATAGCACTGCCCACGGGATCAAGGCGACTAATCTCGTCAAACACCTTGACTTTCCGCGTGCTTGTGCGTAAGTCTGTAACCCACGACTCTGTAATATTCCCGTTGTACTCCAAAAGTCCCGGGACACCAATCTCTGCATATTTAACCATCAGACTCTACTATACGAAACGTAGCTGTAGAATTTTCTACAACCCTGCGCCCTAAGTTGTCCTTCTGTAGCAAGTACGCAGATTGCGACATTACTACGAATGAGCCCCAAACCATGAAGCACTGAATTAGGCCATTCCAAATAAATGGTTCTTGGATGCCTTCCACTGGCGCGCCGGCGAAATATAGCCCAACCAGAACACCCACAAGTACAAGACCTGATACGGCAACCGCGACCTCTTTCCATTCAGTTGCGGCCCACCACTCTCGTACGCCGGGAACCTTCTCTACAAGGAACGAAAGAATGAACCCGAAGATTCCACTAATAAATTCTGCCGATAGTACTAATCCCATTTTGATATCTCCGTGTTGATCTACGCTATAACTATTCTACAACTACCACAAACCAAATCAAACCTTGCAGCAATCAGTATGGTGACCACCGCCCGCCAATTCTATTTGAGAGACTGCTAATTGCGCTTTTCATTCTTGAGTTACGATTTACACTGTCGTCATCGATTTCTGTTCCTTGCATTGGTATACCGGCTCTGTAATTGGATCCCCCAACGCATGCGTACCTAAGCGCATCCGCGAAGTCACTGCCCTCTTTGCCAAACGCATCACGGTCGAAGTTTCCGTCTGGGAGCTTCTTGCATTTGTATTTCTCGTCAATGGCCTGATGCAGCCTTGGGCATCTCTTTGTATCAATTTTTAGAGAGACTACATCCATATTATCAATGAACATATCTCGTACCATTCCAACTCCATATGCTATGTTGCGCGTGTCCTTTGGTATCGCCCTTGCATTCATATGGTTTGGGAAATCCTTTATTAGATCTCCTGCGGCGCCCTCTGACCAGAAGGCGGATATTGGGACACCGAATTCGTCGAGCACCTGCTGTTTGATCTTCTTGCATGCGGCTATAAGCTTGCTTGGTGTGTTGTTATCACTCGCCCATTCTGCCACGGCCCATCTAAGATGCTTATCATTCTCTAACAAGTCCGGAGACTCTAAAATTACAACGATGCGACCCCGCCCTCTCTGGTCTATGCCGGCAAACGCGCGCCATCTTTCAAGGTCCTTGCGAGAGTGTTCGCTAAAGTCAAACTCCTTCTGGTTGTATGAGCCATACTGTGAGTACGCCATGCCGTGTGCGCCGCCAGATAGCAACAGGTACTGGAGGGCAAATGATTCTACACTAAGAACCTCATGGTACTTCTTAAGGGCGTCTCTGTATTTGTAGTGACCGTCTGAGCGCTCCCCGCGCCCCTTGCACATCTCCTCGCGCTTGTTTGTGTATGGGTTTGTCCAATCGAAGAGAGGGCATCCCTCACATTGATCTGGGTAGTGCCGGCCACAGCTCTCCATAATATCAAAGAGGTCAAACTTATACACCTTAATATTGCGCTTCTCTGCAGAGTTTAGAAGGATCTGCATCGTTCCTGTGGAGTGGTACTGCGAGGAGGCCATCATCGTGATGGATGGATATTTGTCTGTGCTTTGGGCCATACCCATAGCTGTGCTCAACGGCTTTGGATCGATATGGTCCAACTCATCTACAATCAGCACTTGCGGGTGAGGGCCTGACACGGATTTCTCTGAGCCGCCAGTACGGATTTCAATACGAGACTTGTTGTTAAGCACTGTCTGTGTAACGCGGGGCTCCTGGGATACAAAGTGCTTGAAGTAGCTAGAGAAGATTAGCCCCTGAACTCCGTCCTTCTCTGCGTTGCCGCTAAGGTACTTATAGCCGTCTTTGGCCTGCCCCTCACTGCCCGCAACAGACACAATCCAAATACCAGGCTTGAATATCATTGTGGCCAACTCGAAAATGGCGTAGTTGAGCGTCTTGCCACCGCCGCGCGGCCCTTGTGCTAAGAGAGTTGGATAGCGATCAAAAAATGCATCAGCTATGAATTGGAATGGCGACTGGTGTGTGGGATCTGTT